ACTTTTGTAATTGAAACAGCAGCTACAGACTTAGATATTAAAACTGACGGCACAGATAAATTTGTTGGAGCTTTGTACTTAGGTAAAAGTGATGCAGCGGGTAAAACATTTATTTCAGGTGCATCTAACGATGTTATTACTATGAATGGAACAACCAAAGGCGGCATAGCTGGTACTATTGTAAAAGTAACTGCTATAGGTTCAGCTAAATATGCAGTAGAAGGTATAGTTATAGCTTCAGGAACTGTAGTAACTCCATTCGCTGACGCGTAAGTAGGAGCTTAATATGGCAGACGCAGTAACCTCAACAACATTGATGGATAGCGATAGAGTCGCTATTATTCAGTTAACGAATACATCCGATGGTACAGGCGAGGCAGCAGTTAAAAAAATAGATGTTAGCGCTTTAAGCGATAGCTCTACAGGCCAAGCATGTACTGGCGTACGTTTAGCAAAAATTGTATATTCTACTTTTGGAATGAGTGTAAAACTTTTATGGGATGCAACTACAGATACTATCTGTTGGGACTTAAACGCAGACTATACAACAGATGAAGATTTTACCGAGTTTGGAGGTATTAGAAATACATCAGGCAGTGGAAAAACTGGCGATATTATGCTGACTACTACTGGGCATTCTGATGGCGATTCGTATGTAATAGTTCTTACCGTTTATAAAGATTTTGATTAATTTTTATAATGGCTGAATACAAAGGTAAAACAGTAACTCTCAACAAACCCAGGGCTATTTCAAAAGGTAGTCCTGGATACGGTAAAAAACGAAAAGAAGTTTTTGTTAAAAACTGTAGTAGCGAAAGCAGTAGAGTTAAAAGAATTACCTTTGGAGATAAAAAAATGGGTATGCACAAAGATACCGCATCAAGAAAAAAATCATATTGCGCTAGAAGTAGCGGAATAAAAAGTGATAGATGTAGTGCTAACTACTGGGCTAGAAGAGACTGGGATTGTTAAATGGCTAAATCAAAAACAAAAAAAGACGCTTGTTACCATAAAGTAAAGGCCAGATATGATGTTTGGCCATCTGCTTACGCAAGCGGAGCTTTGGTTAAGTGCAGAAAAGTTGGCGCAGCTAACTGGGGCAACAAAAGTAAGGTTAAAAAAGCTTGCGGAGGCGAAGTAACTTTTGTTAACGCCAGAGGCTTTAACAACATGCTTCCAGGCAAACGTAAGCAAACTAAATTAGGATAATGGCTGAAGAAACTTTAAAAGATTGGTTTAATAAAAACGACGGCAAAGGTTGGGTTGATTGCAATACAAAAGGTCCTTGCGGTAGAAAAAAAGGCGAAAAAAGAAAAAAATATCCAGCTTGCAGACCAACTCTAGCTCAATGCAATGATAATAAAAATAAAAAAAAGGGACCAAAAGCAATTAGCTGGAAAGATGGCAGAGTCAAAAAGAAAAATGGTGGTTTTATAGCTAAAGGCTGTGGTAAAGTTATGAACAACCGTAGAAAAGTAACTACAATGAGTTAGGAGAATAAAATGTTTAAAAGAACAAAAAGTTATGCTGCAGGCGGAAAAAGAAAAGGTATGCAAAAAGGTGGCGGAGTTATGAAAACTAAAAGCTATGCCAAAGGTGGTGCAGCTATGAAAACTAAAGGAAAAGCAACAGGTGGAGTAATGAACACCAAAGGATATAAAAGAGGCGGAAAAGTAGGAAAGTCTTAAAATGCCTTATTTACAAAGCAGCATTCCTTATTTCAAGTGTTGGGTAAGAAAAGAATATACACATAATCACGAAAAATATCATGGTGAGTTTTTACACGCCATGGTTATTGGCGTTACAACAATTCAAAAACGTTGCTTATCATTTCAGGTAATTTTTACTGGTGCAGAAACTTACGATACAGATGAACCAAATGTTCATGGTGGTGCTATGTGGGCAAGAATGCCTATAACAGCTCTTGTTGGGGATACTCCTTTTGAAGAATGGGCTGAACCTATGGAAGTCTGGGCAGCTCAACCCTGGGACTGTGCATCTCGCACACATAGTATATATGTATTAGAAAACTGCTCCCCATGTCCTTGGATGGCTAAAATTGATGGAAAATTCTACCCTGCAAAATATTATTTTACTGTAGATTATACAGAGTCTGATACATCTGATGATCCTGCTCAACATAAACAAAATCATGTTCTTGAATTATTAGACGCAGGAAAATGGACAGGAAATATAGTGGCTCTACCAAACAATAGAGTAAGAGTGACAAGACCTGCTCAATTTGAGCTAGGAGAGGGCGCTCCAGATTTTAAACCTTCTCAACATATTCATTACAGCAAGTCTGATTTAGATTATACTTTAGATGTAAACCAGGTTTTTGATAACCTATATGCTCCAGAGGAAGATTAATTATGGCAACATCTAATAGTACAAATTTTGAACCAAACGTAACTGAGTTTGTTGAAGAGGCTTTTGAAAGATGTGGTCTTGAATTACGTACTGGTTATGACTTAGTAAGCGCAAAACGTTCTATTAATCTTATGTTGGCTGAATGGGCTAATAGGGGTTTAAATCAATGGACTATAGAAGAAGCTACTCAAACAGTTACTGAAAATACTTTAACTTATACCTTAGATTCTAACGTAATAGATATATTAGATTGTAACCTTAGAAGAACTGACGGAAACGTAACGACTGATTTATCTATGAGAAGATTAAGTCGTAGTGAATATCTTAATATTCCAGTTAAAGCAACAACAGGAAGACCTAGCCAGTTTTTCTTAGACAAACAAAATGCACCAGTTTTAAAAATATGGCCAGCTCCAGAAAACTCTACAGATGTATTAGTTTTTAATAAATTAGTAAGAATGGATGATGCGGATACGGCTATTAATACTATGGATATGCCTTTTAGATTCTATCCTTGCTTTGCAGCTGGTTTAGCTTATTACATATCAGTAAAGAAAGCTCCAGAAAAGTCAGGTATGTTAAAACAAATGTATGAAGAAGAATTTGAAAGAGCTTCATCAACAGACGAGGATAGGGCTTCATTTAGAATTAGGCCTTATATCAGTTAATGGCTTATGCTTCAGCAAAATTTGCCAGAGCTTTATGTGATAGATGTGGTTTTGAATATAAATTATTAGATCTTAAAAAAGAATGGAATAATTTAAAAACTTGTCCAGATTGTTTTGAAACTAAACACCCTCAACTAGAACCTAAACCAGCCATATCAGATCCAGAAGCTTTATACGAGCCTAGACCAAATAATGATGTAGAAGTTGGTGAGGGCTACATATTAAGTAATAATGATAATATAATTGGTAGTCCTATACCTGGTTATAGAATGACAGCATCTTTAGGAGAGGTTACAATTACAGTATGACTTATTCAGAACTAAGCACATTAATTCAGAACTATCTTAACAATGATGAATCCACTTTTGTTTCAACAATAGCTGATTTTGTAAAAAATGCAGAAGATAGAATATTTAACTTAGTTCAAGAAGATGTGTTTCGTAAAAATGTTCAAGGTACAGTAACAGCAGGAAATAGATTCCTAACAGCTCCAAATGATTTTCTTCTTACTTTTTCGTTAGCAGTTATAGATTCAACAACAAACGATTATCATTTTTTATTAAAAAAACATCCAAGTTTTATGCAGGAGTACACTCCAGATTTAAGTGATGTTTCCTTAAGAGGATTGCCAAAGTATTATGCAGACTATGATAAAGCATATTCAACATCCTCTAGCTCTGGTTCAACAATAGCACTAGCTCCAGTACCAGATGCAAACTACACAGTAGAATTACACTATTTATACAAACCAACAAGTTTAGTTTCAGATACATCAGGGACCTGGTTATCTGTTAATGCTAGAGATGCTTTACTATACGCATCTTTAATTGAAGGCCATACTTTTATGAAAGGTGAGCCAGATTTATTAGCAAATTATGAAAATAGATTCGCGCAGGAAATAGCAAGAATAAAAGAACGAGCCGAGGCAAGAGGTAGACGAGATGAATACCGATATGACTCACTCCGCTCGCAAGTAAGTTAACTTAACAAAAGGAGATAGGTATGAATCCAATCAAGGAACTTGAAGGGAAAAATGTAGCCATTGTTGGCATGGGCAGAAGTTGGTTTGACTACTGCATGGCAAAATCACATGGCGCACAATTTGATGAAGTATGGGCAATTAACGCAGTTTCTGACGTTATATACCATGATAGAGTCTTTATGATGGATCCACCATCTAGGTTTTTAGATACAGATGATGCAGGAGGCCAAACTAATAGTATGGCTAAAGTATTAAAAGAACATCAAGGACCTATATATACATGTGAACTAGACGAAAGATGCCCTGGTTTAGTTGAATATCCAATTGATGAAGTATTAAAAGAATGGGGATGCCACTATCTTAACAATACCGTTGCTTATGCAATAGCGTTTGCTTTATACAATAAAATAGGACATTTACAAATGTTTGGCGTAGATTTTGGTTATAAAGGTAATTTATATTTTGCAGAAGCTGGAAGAGCCTGTACTGAATTTTGGTTAAGTAAATGTATGAGTGATGGAATGAAAGTAGAAGTAGCTCAGTCAAGTTACTTGCTTGATGCAGCAGTTCCAGCAGAAGAAAAGTTATATGGCTATCATCGTTTAGACGACCCTTTGATTGTTTTATCTGATAATGAAGGTAATTTGCAAAGTATGAATCGTAGTGAAGTTGTAAAAAATCAAGAGCCAGAAAAAGAAAAAGAACCTGTTTTGATAGATAGAAATGA